AGCAGCTTCTGGGACGAGTGCGCCACCACCATGCGTCCTTGTCAGTATGTTGTATCCCGCTTTGACTATTGGGAGGCGTGGTTCGGTATTGAAAAGCACAGTGGTTGGTGCAGTGTCGACAACCACTCCGTGTTTGTAACCAGTTAGTGTGGGGCTAAAAACGATGTCACCCACCTTCCATGATTGCATAATGTTTGTGGTGAGCACGTTGTTTGTTGATAATTGAGCTCCGAATGACAACCATCGCGGCTCTATGGTTATGTGTTTGTGTGTTTGGTGTTGGGATTTCACTCTTAGTCTTATTAGGTTGTTTTTCCCTTTGGTCGGCATATCATTGTCTAGCAAGTCCACCAGGTCTATTATTCTCTCTAAACTGTTGAATTCTTCCTCTCTCTTGAGCAGTGAGTTGAGTTTCACAGCTTCTTGTGCTTTGATCTGGTTTAAGTTGGGTAAGATGGAAGTGGGTTCCATGGTCATCTGCAGCCCTGTCACAAGTATGGCGTGTATTATCGGCTCAGCCTGACTAATGGGCCCGATTATTATTGTGCCGGCGGACACCCTTGTTCCATGCAATTTATGGCCTTCTCCTTTCAAGTTGACTTTAGTCTTTGGTATGGATATTTCGGACAGGTATTGGTTGTTTAATGTGAAAATGTCGAGTTTCATGCCCTCAGAACGTGCTGCACTGATTGCGTCATGTATGGACATTGCATCAGTTTTCAGGCTCGTCAGAGTTCTCCCAGTCAACTTTATGAGTTCCAATTCGTTGGTTTTGTTGCCAGCCGCCCTATTTATGCACATTGGCAGACATGCCTCGTCCAATCGCATTCTTTTTTGGTCTGAGTCAGGGTCGTAGATGTCTTGTATTGTGCCGTGCAACGTGGCTTGTCCCCTCTCTAATTTATCCGCACCCTCGGCATTGGTGACGTCGTCCAATGGTTTCAGCAAGGGGTTGCCTGTTGGTTCATACAACCAAGTGAAGCCCAGATGCGTTAATGCTTTCTTTATAGCCTTTACATTGTTTTTGTAATCCATAGAGGGATCATGTTCGATTGATTGGACCCCTCTAATTTGATCCAGGCTTTTTGTTAGTGCGTCAACATCACCTAGCGTGACTTTCATTCCCAAGCGCATACTTGTGATAGTGTCTGCCCAATGTTCTTGGTCAAAGAAATGTGGTATTATTATTTGGAATATCCCGGCCCTGGCGAGCTCGTGCGTTGTGCCTGCCCCCCCGTGGTGTATGAAGGCAGTGGCACCTTTGGTCTCTCCTAGGTTAAAGAATCCTGTGTTGGTGTTGTCGGGCCATCTTGATGCAGCTGGGTGGCTAGGTGTGCACAGTATGACCCAGGTTTTGTTTGCTTTGCGGCATGCTTGTACTGCTTGCTCAAATGCGGTCATATTCTTGATCGATCCAAAATGGATGACCACTTTGTTGGTAGCATCAGCTATTGTTGGTTGTTCTGTTTTGTTGTTGTATCCGAAATATGATCCACGCAACCCACCATCATCTAGACCAAAGTCTATTGGCTGCACAGTTTCCTGCCTGTATCTCCTGATTGCTGTTTCATCCAGTTTCCTGCCACAAAGTGTTTGGGATTGCAACTGCAATGCATCCATGTGTAAGTTGATAGCCCCGTCACCCATCACTTTCTTTAGTATGCCAGAAGCCGATGGTTGCGGGATGAAATTGACATAAGGCAGGCTGAAGTGGTAGGCGATGCCAAGGAATTGGGGGCTCACTGTGGTGCCTATGACGACGTGTGGCACTCTAATCTTATCGTAGTCACTAGCGTGCAGTTCTATCCAGTTGGGGTTTAGTGGGTCTGTCATTATTTCGTTCATTGCTGTGATGCCCGCTTCTGATAGCCTACTCCACTTCTCCAACAACCCGTCAATGTTGTATTTACCTGTTATGTAGGTGACTCCGTGGTGTCTTGCTTTCATCCAGTCAGGACAAATTACTTGGACGTTGTGGCCTGCTTCTGCTAGGGCTAGGGCGAGATTATTACCTGGTCTCATATCTCCGTTAGCTCCTATGAGGCCTATCAGTATATTGGCTTTGGCTGGTATGACCCTTGACTTGCTGATGTGTAGCTTGAGTTCTGCTGCTTTCCTGTTAACAAATTGCATCACCCACTCTGTCTCGTTGGGCGACATTTCGATTGGATTGCGCACTTCGTTGTACATTGATGACATGTCGGCATCCAGTTGCAGTAACATGATGAGCAAGTCTCCCAACACTTTCCCGTCTTCATGCTTTGATTGCGCTTTCGCCCAGGTGAGCCATCTTATTTTTGGGTCCTCAGCCGTCCACATTCTATTGCATGTCATTTCAAAGCCTGCTTTGGTGATGGGCCTTATTGAGCTCAGTTCCAAAGCGAGCCCCGGCAATTGTCCCTTCAGCAACTGGTTTTTGATTGTCAACATGTTGCCTTCTAGCGACAATCCTTGCAACTCTCCTTTGATTTCTTCTATTGGGCTTAACTGTGCGACAGTTAGGGTGGGTATCACTTGTGTTGGGTGGCGTTCCACTTCCGGGATGAGCGCTAGCAGAGTTCTATAGCAGAATCGTGTTATTGCTTTGTTTGTGTGCAGAGGGTTTGATGGGAGGATCATGTGCACTCTGCTACCATCCGTCTTATAAGTGTACAGTTGTCTGGTTTCACAGCCTATGGTCACTTTGAAAGCAGACATGTTGGTTATGAACTCTTTG